GTTTCCCAGTCACGATCCAGACCCGGATCGGTATGGATGCGGAAGGTAATAAACTTGACCCCGACCATCCTGATTATGTGCCGCCCCCTAGCCCTATGGGAGCACAACCCTACTATGATTATGAACGCGCTGAGATATTGGCACGGCTTAAAGAGCAGGGGTTTAATTATTGGCAGCGTGTAGACAATCAAAGAGCCATGGGACCGAATGAAGTGAGGCGGTTCTTAGATGGGGTCGTTGTGTTTGGTACGATGACACGGGGCGCACAAGCGGCAGGGGTGAGTTGCCAAACGGTGCGCAACCTTATGAGAGACAGCCCTGAATTTAAAATATTATTTGAGGAGGCTAAAGACCAGTTTAAATCCCGTGTGGAAGAATTGGTTTTTGCGCGTGGTGTTCAAGGATGGCTAGAACCTGTCATACAGAAAGGCAGGCTGGTCGTTGATGCCCAAGGCCGCCCCGTTATGGTGCAGAAATATGATGCGCGTGCGTTTGAGATGTTTGTTAAGCGACACATGGATGAATATAAAGACAAAACCACAACCGATATCAATTTGCGCGGCGGCGGTTTACTCGTAGTTCCTGGACGTTCCGATGCGACTGTTATGTTAAGCCAAGACGAGTTTGAGTCTCGCTATGGCGGTGAACAAGTGCTGGAAGGTGACTACGAGGCCGATTCATGATAGATTTAGACCTAACCCAAGAAAAAGAAACGAAAGAGCTTGGCTGGTACGAAACGAAAGACGGGCTGCGTCCGTTTCTTGTGTCCAGTAACCCCAAGGTTCGGCCTGAGGAAGTAACGTGGGCACCTCAAAAAGGAAGCCAAGAAGCGTTCCTTAATTGTAATGATTTTGAGGTGTTATTTGAAGGGACACGAGGTCCGGGAAAAACGGATGCCCTGCTCATGGACTTTGCACAGTTTACAGGCAAGGGCTTCGGTGCAGCGTGGAAAGGCATTCTGTTCAGGCAGACATACAAACAACTCGGCGACGTTATCACCAAGTCTAAGAAATGGTTCCCAATATTATATCCCGATGCAAAGTACAACAACTCCGACCACTTTTGGGAGTGGCCTGATGGCGAGCGTTTGTTGCTGCGCCAATTCTTGCGCGACGACGATTATTGGAATTACCACGGCCACGAATACCCATGGATCGGCTGGGAGGAACTTTGCAACTGGCACACGGATGTCGGCTATAAAAGAATGATGTCGTGTTGTCGTTCTCCTAAACGTGGCCTCCCTAAGCGGGTGCGCAGTACGACGAACCCATATGGTCCGGGACATAACTGGGTCAAGCATAGATTCCAATTACCAATACCACCGAACCACATTATAGGAAGACTGATAGACGATGCAGTAGATGAAGAAGGGCAGCCCGAGCCGCCCCGCCGTGCGATACATGGCTATCTCCAAGAAAACCGTATGCTCTTAACAGAAGACCCTGATTATGTCGCTAAGTTGCGCGGCGCAGCACGTAACCAGACCGAGCTCAAGGCTTGGCTGTATGGTTCATGGGATATTGTGGCGGGTGGTATGTTTGACGACGTATGGGAGGCGAAGACCCATGTCGTGGAGCCGTTTATTGTGCCGCATAGCTGGAGGATAGACCGTTCGTTTGACTGGGGGTCATCTGCTCCGTTCTCCGTTGGTTGGTGGGCAGAAAGTGACGGCACTGATGTCCGTTTGGCGAATGGGCAATGGAAGAGCACAGTACGGGGCGACCTGTATAGGATAGCGGAGTGGTACGGCTGGACAGGCAAGCCAAACGAGGGGAAGCGTATGCTCGCCACCGAAATCGCGCAAGGTATTGTAGAACGCGAGATAAAGATGGGGCTGTATGGCAGGGTAAAGGCCGGACCAGCGGACACCAGTATATTTGACGTGGAAAACGGTATGTCTATCGCTTTGGATATGGGTAAGTCTATCCGTTTGGATAACGGACAAATAAAGAACGGTGTTACATGGATGCGAGCTGACAAGCGTGCAGGTAGTAGAAAGACAGGCTGGGAAATGGTGCGGAAGCGTTTGAAGAACGCCTGCAAACCTAAAAACGGCCTGATAAGGGAACTTCCAGGACTCTACGTATTCCGCACATGTGACCAGTTTATCCGAACAGTGCCAGTATTGCCACGGGATGAGAAAGACCCCGACGATGTTGATAGCGGTGCAGAAGACCACATTGGCGATGAGCTGCGCTACCGTGTACGGGCGAGCAGTCAGCGCGTTGGTAGTGGTAAGACGACTGGAATGTATTAGATTGTCAAAACCCCTGTTCTAGTTTATGCTGAACAGGACTTATGGAGATTTACGAATGGCAATAGACAGCAAACACCCGCTCTACACGGAGTATATCCAAGACTGGCTTGTTATGCGCGACACCTATGGCGGCGAACGCAAGGTCAAACAAAAACGCACGGCATACCTGCCCGCCACCAGTGGACAGATTGCTGATGGCATGGGTGCAGAGCAGGCAGGCCGCAAGGCATATGACGCATATCTTATAAGATCGGTATTTCATAATTTCGTAGAGGATGCAGTAGAGGCCGCGATTGGCGTTATGCACCACAAGCCGCCCGTCATTGAAGTCCCCAAGCAATTAGAGCCATTATTGGAAAAAGCCACCTTAGACGGGGAAAGCCTTGAACAGCTATTAAGGAAGATCAACGAGCAGCAACTTGTCACAGGGCGGCTCGGTTTGCTTTTAGACCTACCAAACGAGGTGAGCACAGAGGTCGTCCCTTACATTGCCATGTATAACGCGGAATCTATCATTAACTGGGACAACGGTAGCAGGGCGCAGCCAGTACTCCAGAACCTGAACTTGGTTGTCCTTGACGAGACCGAATCTGTTCGTGACAGTGATTTTGAATGGGAAGAAAAAGAAAAATACCGCGTCTTAGTGTTAGGCGACCCCACTGAAAACGAAGGTGATGATGCGAAAGCCGTTTATCGGGTTGGTGTATTTGAGGCCGACTCTGGAACGCTATCCTTTAATGAAAGCGTCCTTATTGAGCCAAGCGTACGGGGACAGAAACTAAACGAAATTCCCTTTGTGTTCGTAAACAGTAAAGACATTGTCCCAGACCCTGACAACCCGCCCCTCATTGGCTTGGCGAAATTAGCCCTTGCGGTGTACCGTGGCGAGGCCGACTACAGGCAGTCCCTATTCATGCAGGGTCAAGACACTCTCGTGGTAATTGGTGGCGGCGAAGAAAATCACCGTGTCGGAGCCAACGCCGTTCTTAATATCCCCGCTGGTGGCGACGCTAAGTATGTTGGAGTGAGCAGCACTGGTCTCGTGGAAATGCGTGAGTCGCTTCAGAATGATAAGGGCAGGGCTGCGCAAATGGGCGGCCAGATTTTAGATACTTCATCGCGCGAGCGTGAAAGTGGCGACGCATTGAAAATCCGTGTTGCAGCCCAAAGCGCGACGCTCAATCAGATTGCTTTAAGTGGTGCGGAAGCCCTACAAACAATTCTTAGACACGCCGCCATATGGATAGGAGCAGACCCTGAAAAGGTAAACGTGACACCGAACCTTGACTTTGTTGACGAGGAGTTGACAGGCAAGACACTGATAGAATACATGTCCGCGAAAGCTCTTGGAGCACCAATGTCCATTGAAACGGTTCACCGCCTTATGCGTGAGCGCGGCATTACTGAGCTGGAGCTGGAGGAAGAACTGCGTTTAATAAACGAGGAAGTACCGCTGATCGGTGATGACGGCATAGGGGAAGACGAAGATGACCCCGAAGAAGATGAAGACCCGCAAGAGGATACGGATGACGAGGATGTATAATGGCAAACCGTCCCGAAGACCACATTGGCGCAATTGATAACGTAAATGAAGCCTTTTTTGACGCACTGGTGCGCCACCAGATATTCCTTTTAAGGTTTGAGGGTAGCGTACGAAACGAAATCACAAAGCTCCTTAATGCTACCGAAAAAGATATAGCCACGCAAATCAAGAAGCGTATGGCAGGCATGAAGGGCGGCGCAACCCCTGCCAACCTTAGACGCCTTGAGGTACTGAACCAAGCTATCCGCAAACTCCGCACAAAGTCATGGAACCAAGTAAACAAGATTTGGACAGAGCAGATGCTGGAGCTCGCCGCAAGTGAGCCGACGTTTATGGATAAAGCATTGAAGACCGTTGCTCCTGTTATCCTTGACACGGTTCTCCCATCTGCCGAGGTACTGCGCAACATTGTGACAAGCAAACCTTTTGAGGGGCGTGTGCTTAAAGAGTGGGCAGACGAACTGAAACGTGCTGACCTTGCCCGCATAGAGCAATCGCTCAAGATAGGACTGGTGCAGGGTGAAAGTGCAAACCAGATAGCCCGCCGCGTTATTGGTACGAAGAAAGTCTTAGGCCGTGACGGGGTAACACAGATCACCCGCCACCAGATGGCGGCTATCGTACGGACAGCGGTTATCCATGTCAGCAACCAAGCCAAGCGCGAATTCTATAAGGAAAACAGCGACCTCTTTGACGAGGAGCTTTATGTGGCAACCCTTGACAGCCGTACGACGCCCGTGTGCCGTGCCGAGGATGGCAAGAAATACCCTATCGGGGAAGGTCCGATACCGCCCCTCCATATCGGTTGTCGTTCGTTGCGTGTGGCCTTGCTGAACGGCACTGCCCTAGGAACGCGCCCTGTACGGGAGTTCACGAATAAGCAGCTACTCCGTGAGTTTAGCCAAGGTCGGGGAATAAAGATTGCCACCAAGCGGAGCAAGCTACCATATGGAATGAAAGGGCAGTTTGATGACTTTGCCCGCAAGCGTGTTCGGGAATTAACAGGAACGATAGATGCGAAAGTCACTTATCAAGACTGGCTTGGCAGGCAGAGCATACAGTTCCAGAATGACGTCCTTGGCACAACACGCGCCCGCCTGTTCAGGAAGGGCGACGTTACCCTTGACAGGTTCGTAAACAGGCAGGGCGACCAGATACCACTCTCCAACCTTGCTGTATTAAATAAGAAAGCCTTTACCGATGCAGGGCTTAATCCGGAAGATTTTTAGTGTTTAGGTTTAGCCTCCTACTGTGCTATGATTGTTTCATCATATTGCAACTTCCTTTTCTAATGCCTTGCCGTTGGGTGGTCGTCCGGAAAAAGTCTTACGTTCTGAACCGCGTGGGACTTTTTCTTTTTACCCTTGTCACCCCCCTTGGGCTTATGGTAGTTCTAAAATCAAGTATGGATGTCCGTACTGCGTGGCGTGTGCTGCGTTTGTCATAGAAAAGGAGCTACCACTATGAAGATCAAACTTTCTTATAATTCCGAATCCGATATTCCTGAAGGCTATGCCGACCTCTATACCGAAAAAGACGGTAAGTGGGTGTTGACCAATGTTGAAGGAATGAAAACCCAAGAAGATATTAACAAGCAGCTTGAGGCAAACCGCAAAGAACGCGACGCCCACAAGGAAACGCTTGAAAAGCTAAAAGCATTCGGCGACCTAGACCCCGAAGAAACACTTACTAAGCTAGACCGCATTGAAGAACTAGAGGCCGCCGCTGGTGATAAACTGGATGACGCTAAAATCAATGAAATGGTTGAAAGCCGCATGAAGACCAAGATTGCACCACTAGAACGCGAGATTGAAAAGCTCAAGAGCGAAAATGGTGAAAAAGAAAAATCCATCAACGAGTATAAAGAAAAAGACCGCACCCGCCATATTGAAGATGCAGTACGCAAGGCCGCTATTGATGCGAAGATTGTACCGACTGCCCTTGACGATGTGTTGTTGCTTGCCAACCGTGTCTTTGATGTTTCCGAAGATGGTTCGGTGTTCACCAAAGACAATTCAGGTGTGACTCCTGGAGTTGAGCCTTCCGTGTTCCTTTCCGATATGCAAGAAAAACGCCCTCACTGGTGGCCTGCATCACAGGGCGGCGGCGCAGGCGGTAACAATGGAAACGGCATGGGCGGCGCGAATAACCCGTTCACGGCCAAGAATTGGAACCTCACGGAGCAAGGTAAACTCCATCGCGAAAGCCCTGAGAAAGCTGAGCAAATGGCTAAGGCCGCAGGTGTTAAACTTGGAGCAACCCGACCCGCTGAGAAAAACTGACTTGCGGATTAGTTAAAATTCGGTTAAGGTAAGTCTTAATAGTTTCCAAAGGTGCGCCATGTGGCTACTTTGGTTTATGTGAAAGCCATTAACTAAAGGAGATTTAACCATGGCGTCAGGTGTAACCAAAATCACAGATGTTGTCGTACCAGAGATTTTCACTCCGTACGTGCAGCAACTTACTGAAGAAAAATCACGCATTATCCAGTCGGGTGTAGCACAGCGAAGCGAATTCGTTGATAACTTGCTTGCTGGTGGTGGTTTGACTTTTAATGTTCCTAGTTTCCAAGATTTGGATAACGATGCGGAAAATGTATCAACCGATGACGACGGTTCTGATTCCACACCGAATAAAATCGGTACTGGTACAGAAATCGCCGTTCGTTTAAGCCGAAACAACTCTTGGTCAAGCATGAACTTAGCGGCAACTCTTGCGGGTGCAGACCCTATGGAAGCAATCGCAAGCCGTGTTTCTGACTATTGGGTACGTCGTCTTCAAGCGGCATTCGTTGCCACTATCAAGGGTGTGTTTGCTGATAACGCCGCCGCGCCTTCAGGTACAGAGCACGTACAAAACGACATGACAAATGACGTTTCAGGTGCTTCGTTCTCGGATGGTGTAACGAACTTTACTTCTGAAGCCTTTATTGACACAGCCGTGACAATGGGTGACAGTATGGAAAGTCTCGGCATGTTGATGGTTCACTCCATCGTATATGCGCGTATGCAGAAGAACAACCTTATTGACTTTATCCCAGATGCACGGGGCGAAACTGAAATTCCAACATTCCTAGGCCGTATGGTTATCGTGGATGACGGAATGCCGTTTAACTCAGGCGTCTATGAGTCTTGGTTGTTTGGTGCAGGGGCTGTCCAGCTTGGTATCGGTGCTCCGGATGTCCCAACTGAACTAGACCGTAAACCCGCTTCGGGTGATGGTGGTGGTCAAGACGTATTGCATAACCGCGTTGAGTGGGCTATCCACCCTGTCGGGAATGCGTATGTCGGTACTGCGCCAAATGGTGGTCCAGGAAACGGCACAGGCTCGCACCAGTTGGCAGCCGCCGCAAGTTGGGCGCGTGTATATAATGAACGCAAGCAGATTAAAATCGCTCGCCTCATTACCCGCGAATCATAATTAAGTGAAGGGGGTTCGTAGCCCCCTTTATACTTTAACCCTAATTCTTTAGAGGAGACAATTATGACAAAGGGTTTACAAAGATCAATAAACCGAGGTCCGGAAACACTACAGGACGTCATCAATATGCAGGTAGCATTCAGTCAGGATATCACTATCACAGGTGTAGACTCCGCAGTGGATGCAGGTACAGCGGTCATCGGTGGCCTGCCTGTCGGTAACTTGCTTTTACTTGGTGCGGTGGCCTATGTGTCAGTGGATGCTGGTGAAGACGCTAACGTGATTGACAACTGGGACGGTGATTATGCGATTGGTACTGCACCAAACGATAATGACGTGGATGTCGGTGATGCTGGTGAGGCAAATATTATCCCTTCAACTGCCATAAGTGCAGGCGACTCGGATAAACTTGCACCACGTACACGCACAACAACCACAGGCACAGAGCAAGGCGTTATCCTAGATAACACAGATGGTTCTCTAGAGCTGAACTTTAACCTCCTTATTGATGATAATGTTATCACCGATACTGAGGACGGGGTTTTCACAGTTGCTGGAAATCTATATATTGCCTTTGTCGTACTTGGTGACGATTAATAAATTTTAGTGCGGGGCGTACGGTATGCCCTGCATCAACTTTCTAAGAAAAGGTGCTTAAAATGAGCAAGGATGTAATACAGGAAGCTCTTGGAAAATTAAATCCAACAGACAACGACCACTGGACACAAGACGGCCTACCCCGTATCGGGAAGGTTGAAGAGCTGTCCGGACTTAAAGGTTTAAAACGCGCTGATGTTACAGCCGCGAACCCAAAATTCACTCGCCAAGCGGTGTTAGATGCCACCCCTGACGAGCCTGAAGAGACACCTGCTGAAACACCCACAGAACCAGTTGAACCAACTGAGGGCGATGCTACAGACGAAACACCTGCTGACCCTGACGCACCAGCCGAGCCAGATACGGAAGCACCTGCTGACCCTGAACCAGACGAAGATCAAAAAGATGCCGACTTAAAGGAAGCCAGTGATCAACAAATGTTACTCGGAAGTTCTGTGCAGCCTGCAATCCTTGTTGATAAGGATGGCGCGGAAGTACAGCTTGGCACAATCGTACAAGAAGCCCATGAACGCAGCGGCTTAACTGTGGAAGAGTGGAACAAGTTGGCAGTAGACAAGCCCGACGAACAAGAAGCCCTTTTGCAAGCGGTTGTTGACGAAATGGGTTTAACAGACCCCGACGCAGAGCCTGTCATTCAGAAAAAGCCTGCACCTGCCAAAACGCACGCACAGGAACTAGAAGACCTTGAGTTGGCCGAGCTGAACGAAGCCGAAGAATTATTGGTAAAGCAACTTCTCGTTATTGATAAGGAAATCGCAGAGCTAAATGGCGACAAGATTGGTATCACAAAGGAAATCGATAAAATTATCGCCGCCCGTGATAGCCGTGTGGTGGCACGTACAAACCAAGAAGCAATCATGGACTATATTGCCACACAAAACCAACTCCGCGAACAGCGTGCGGCAAGAAGTGCAGCCCTGATGAAAGGCTTTGACCCCAAAATGGTGAACCCAAAATCACCACTTGACCAAGCGTTTGAACGTCGCAAGGGACGCGGCACGCAACGCCCTACTCGTGGAGTTAAGGCATAACGGAATAGAAGGGTATGTTAAATGACTATGAACAAGACCCCTCAAAGGGCAGGCTTTAACAGCCCTCCAGCCGTAAAGCGAAAGCTCCAAGCCGCTTTATACCATAACCGTCAGCGCAGACTTGAACGGGTTGCGGCGGGTTCTGTATTGAGCTCAATAA